GGGTTCTTCTGGGCTGGTTTACGAGGTCGTAAACGGATAGCCGTTGACCCACTACACCCCTACCAACCGATATACAGAGAAGTGTGGCCCTCCGACATGAACACTGTTCCTCAACCGCACAGGGCAAATTTGTTGCGTTTTAGCCACAAACACCCCCGGCATCAAAAATGCTGCGGTGCAGCAAAAAATTATAAAAAAAATCCCCGGAAAACCGGGGATATTAAGTACGGTGGCAACCGCGTATGGAGACAACACAAATGCCGGTCTTGCCACAGACCGCAGGGAAAGTATATCATCCGGCCATGACCCCGCATATCCTTGCGCATATTAGTGACTTAGACCCGGCGGCATTTTTGCCACTGGGGGAGTTGGACGTGCCGCAGTTGCTGGACGCCCAAGCCGCGACCGCCCATGAGATGCTCATACAGTTGGGTTCCCCCGAACACGTACTGGAGAAGGATCGGGCGCAGCAGGTACGGGACGTGTTTGGCAAACTCAGCGACCTTGACCTTTCGGTCGAAAGCAAGAAAGAAGCCATCCTGTCCCTGAAGGTTCCGCAAGCCGTGCGCCATATTGCGGGCATGTTGACCGCGTACGATTGGGAGTACGTGGAGCAAAACAAGCAGATGCGTGCGTACGCGGTGGCCAAAATCATTGAGGAAACAAAACATCCTGACGCCAAAATCCGGCTGCGCGCGCTGGAGCTGCTGGGCAAAGTGACCGAGGTGGGCATCTTCACCGAACGCTTGGAGATCAAGAAGGTGGACATGACCGACGCCGAGATCGATGCCAAGATCAAGGAGAAGCTCAACCGGTTCATGGGCGTGGTAGATGTGGTGGAAGCGGAAGTGCGCTCGGAAGAAATAGCCAACCTCGGCTTGCCGCGCGATGAAACTTGACCAGATAACCACGCTATCAAAAACCCAGCTTGCTGCGCTGCAGCAGGCGCTGCCGTCCATGACGGTCAAGGAAAAAATTGAACTGATGGACATGCTGGAGGTGCGTGAGAAACGCGCACGCCTGACGGCCGCCGAGACATCGATGCTGGGTTTTGCCCACGCCGTGTACCCCGGCTTCAAGGTCGGCCCCCATCACCGCAAGTTGGCCAAGGTGTTTACGGACGTTATTGAAGGTCGTAAAAAACGGGTCATCATCAACATTGCCCCGCGTATGGGCAAATCAGAATTTTCGTCCTACCTGTTCCCTGCGTACTTCTTGGGCAAGTTCCCTGAGAAGAAGATCATCATGGGCACCCACACAGCGGGTCTTTCGGAAGACTTCGGGCGGCGCATTCGTAACTTGCTTGGCTCGGAGGAGTACCATGAAATCTTCCCTAAAACACTTGTGGCGGACGACCAGAAAGCGGCTGGCAAGTGGTCTACTAGCGCTGGAGGCCAATACTATGCTGCTGGTGTTGGTGGTGCTTTGGCTGGTCGAGGTGCTGACCTTTTCGTTATTGATGATCCACATTCTGAGCAAGACGTAAAGATCAACAGTCGCTTGGCGTTTGATACCGCGTGGAGCTGGTTCCAGACCGGCCCGCTGCAGCGCCTGATGCCCGGTGGCGCGATCATCGTGATCATGACACGCTGGGGGATGCTGGACTTGACCGGGCGGCTGATCGACTATCAGATCAAGAACCCGGACGCTGACCAGTGGGAGATCATTGAGCTGCCTGCGATCCTGAACGAAGGTACGCCCGAAGAGAAGAGCTTGTGGCCGGAGCAGTGGTCGTTGGAGTCGCTCAAGAACAAGAAGGCCAACATGGAGCCTCGGTTCTGGAACGGCCAGTACATGCAGCAGCCCACATCCGACACGTCCGCGATCATCGCGCGTAAGTCGTGGCGTATCTGGTTGCCCGAGCGCCCGCCCAAGGTCGAGTACATCATCCAATCGTGGGACACCGCGTTTGAGACAAGCAACGCGGCTGACTACAGCGCCTGCACAACGTGGGGCGTGTGGTACAACGAGGAAGAAAATAACCGGCCCTCGCTGATCCTGCTGGATGCGTTCAAAGACCGCATGGGCTTCCCGGAGCTAAAGCGTGTGGCTCTCAAGCACTACAAGGAGTGGGAGCCGGATGCGATCATCGTGGAGAAGAAGGCCGCAGGTGCGCCGCTGATCCAAGAAATGCGTGCGATTGGCATCCCGGTGCAGGAGTTTTCACCCAGCCGGGGCAACGACAAGATGGTGCGTTTGAACGCGGTGGCTGACCTGTTCAGCTCCGGCGTTGTGTGGGTACCGGACACGCGCTGGGCGCGTGAGGTGGTCGAAGAAGTCGCTTCGTTTCCGGTCGGAGATCACGATGACTACGTGGATACGGTGAGCCAAGCGCTGTTGCGCTATCGCCAAGGCGGGTTTATATCGCTAGAATCCGACGAAAAAGACGAACCCAAAATGTTCCGTAGCCGCCGCGCGGCTGCATACTACTAGGACACCCCCATGGCCGCAAATTCATTTGACAAGTCTTTAACCGCTGCTCCGCAGGGCATAGCGAACCTCGCTGAGATGGAAGACCCGCAGGAGATCGAAATCGAAATCATCGCGGAGGGCGATCCGGGCGATCCGGGCGACGATGACGATTTGGAGAGCGGTTTTGGGCTTGAAATGGACGATTCCGGGGCCGAAAACGACAGTTTTAACGAAAATTTGGTCGAAATTCTGGACGCCGGAGACGTTTCCATGCTCATTTCGGAGCTGGATCGGGACATCGAAAACGACAAACACGCCCGCCGGGATTGGGAAAAAACGTACAAAGAGGGCTTAAAACTGCTCGGTTTGCACTACGAAGAGCGTACGCAACCGTGGGATGGCGCTTGCGGCGTGTTTCACCCCATGATCACCGAGGCGGTGGTGCGGTTTCAGTCAGAAACGATCACCGAGATGTTCCCGGCCCAAGGCCCGGTGCGTACGAAGATACTGGGTGAAGAAACGCCCGACAAAAAGCAGGCCGCACAGCGTGTCGAGGACGACATGAATTACGAACTCACGGAAGTGATGCGCGAGTTTAGGCCTGAGCAAGAGCGCATGCTATGGAGTCTACCGGCAACCGGCTCCACGTTCAAGAAGGTGTATTTTGACCCGTCAATAAACCGACAGGTTTCTGTGTTCCTACCCGCCGAGGACGTGTTGCTTCCGTATGGCGCGACCGATCTGGACACTACCTACCGCGTCACGCATGAGATGCGCAAGACGACCAACGAGATCAAGAAACTGCAGCGCGCGGGCTTTTACACCGACTGCGACATCTCATCTCCGATCCGGCAGACTGACGACATCAAGGATGCCAAGGACAAGGAGACAGGCTTTACGGACATCAACGACGAGCGCCACGTCCTGCGTGAGTCGCATGTGGAGCTGTTTATCAAAGGGGCAGAGGCGGATCAGGATGAAGACGATGACATCGCCCTGCCCTACATCGTCACGTACATCAAGGGCACCAACGTGTGCCTTGGCATTCGCAGAAACTGGCTTAAAGATGACAAATTCAAACTCAAACGACAGCACTTCGTCCACTATCAATATATACCGGGCTTCGGAGCGTACGGTTTCGGACTCTTCCATCTCATTGGCGGCTATGCCAAATCTGCCACTTCTATCCTGCGGCAACTGGTTGACGCTGGAACGCTGTCCAACTTGCCCGGTGGCCTCAAATCCCGTGGACTGCGCATTAAGGGGGATGACACACCCATCGCCCCCGGTGAGTTCCGTGACGTAGACATTGGTTCGGGCGTCCTGAAGGACAACATCTTACCGCTGCCTTACAAAGAGCCAAGTCAGACGCTGGCCGGGTTGCTGGACAAGCTGGTGGAAGAAGGCCGCCGCTTTGCGTCCACCGCCGACTTGAAGATCAGCGACATGAGCGCCCAAGCGCCGGTCGGTACCACACTGGCTATCCTTGAGCGCCAACTCAAAGTGCTGACGGCGGTGCAGTCCCGCCTGCACTTCACGTTCAAGCAAGAGCTTAAATTGCTGGCAGGCATCATCCGCGACTACACGGATGAGGACTACGATTACGTGCCCGATAAGGCAGGCCGGTCGGCCAAGAAATCTGACTACGCATGCTGCGACATCATCCCGGTGAGCGACCCCAACGCGGCGACCATGAGCCAGCGCGTTGTGCAGTACCAAGCCGTGATCCAGATGGCACAGATGTCGCCGGACATCTACAACCTGCCACAGTTGCACCGTTCGATGCTGGAGGTGCTGGGGATCAAGAACGCGGACAAGCTGGTACCGCTGCCCGAGGACATGAAGCCTATCGATCCGGTGACGGAGAATATGTGCCTGCTGCGCGGTGAGCCGGTCAAGTCGTTTGCGTATCAGGATCACAAGTCGCACATCGCCGTGCACCAGATGATGATGCAAGACCCGACCATTGCACAGGCCATGGGTCAGAACCCCAAGGCGCAGATGATTATGGCCGCACTGCAGGCGCACGTTGCAGAGCACACCGGCTGGATGTACCGCCGTCAGATTGAAGCACAACTGGGCTTCTCGCTGCCGCCGGAAGATCAGGAGATGCCGCCCCAAGTGGAGATGGCGCTCTCGGGCATGATGGCCCAAGCCGCGCAGCAAAACCTGCAGATGAACCAGCAGCAAGCCGCGCAGCAAGCGGCGGCCCAGCAAGCCCAAGACCCGCTGGTGCAGATACAGCAGCAGGAGCTGCAGCTCAAACAGCAGGAGGTCGGCATCAAGCAGGCC